GGCCTCGACCCTCTCTTCCACTTCAGGTATAAACTTAACGTGGTCGGGGTAGTCGGGTGTGGGTTCTAACTGTTCTAAGAGCATCTGCTTAGACTTGTTATAAGGGAATCCAGCGCTTGTCTGGCGCTTTATCCCATCCACATATTTGAGTCCTGGGACTCCATTGACGGCGGTGTGGATGTCGTAGATCATTATCTGCTTCTTCCATTTGGGATCTATCTTCTTTAGATCTTCCACAAAACCGTCTGCGGCCTGCATCACCATGCTATCATCTACGCGAGCATCGATGACGACAAAATCCTTAAGCCCCTCATACTTGGGCTTCCATCCTTTTACTTGGGGAGCACAGTGCTCGACCTTGTATCCATGTTGCTCCAGATAAGGAGCCATTATGGTGGGTTGGACGTTGAACTTCGTATCTGAACGAAATCCATCGAAGGATCCGAAAGTCTCCACTGTTCCTTCCTCAAGGAAATTAAGGGGACTCTTCGGGTGAATAGGGCCTGGTGTGCCGACATGAGTCGACGGGGTATCCAACATAGGCGGGGCGTCATCTACGATTAACACGCCATCCATTAGTCGCATCACGTCCTCATAGGTAACCTTTGTAGCACCTACAGTCCTGTTTTTGGCCCCCATTTGATGGAGACCCAGAATGATAGGGCCACTACCACTCTTGCCTACTAGGACACTTCCACAATAACCCTTTTCAGTGGGCACATCTGCTTTGCCCCACCACACTTGGCTGGAACATTGCAATTCAGGGTTGTAGAATTTGGACTCATGGATACCTGTTACGGAGTTCACATCAATGCTTCCTCCTGTATCCCTACTGATGTAGTATCCGTTAGCACGGAACTTAGTCAATCGTTCCCTAATAAAGAGATCGATCACATTACGCATCGGGGGGACGCTCGAACATCGGAAGATAGCGATGTCCTTCTCTCTGTCGAACCTTAAGTCCAGTTCACAGAGACGGAAACTAACATTGCCGGTTGGTCCTGTAGTAGAGTTACTACGGACTAACTGACAGTCAATCAATCCAACAAATTTAGGGATTGAATGAAAGGTGGTAATAAAATATTGCCCACCAATGCCAAAACACCGTGCGACCTTCCAACGATCGCCGGCAAAGAATCTGATGAAAGCACAATTTCGACCAAGAATGGTTTCAATCGACAAATCAGTCATATTCTTCCACGAGATGGTATGCCTACCCAGGTCTAAAAGACTCGGGGTATACACACCCTGGGCCCAGACATTTGCAGGTTCACTGCCGGGTTCTGGG